CACTTACAGAGAAAGAACTTGCTACTATGTGTAGTAAGAAGAAACAAAGAATAATTAATGTTTACAAGCGTGCACAGGTTACACTTAATAAGTTTAAACAGCAGCTGACCATTAAGTATTCTAACTTGATCTTTGAAACTCTGTTTCCAAACAGTCCTATGACACAGTTCTTATTAGCTGATACTGAGACAGATGAGAGATTCAAGAACACTTTAACTTTTAAAGATTTAGGTATTGAGAAGCAAGATATTATTGCTATCTTTATTGCTGAGGGTATTCTTCCAAAGAACTTTTTGGACCTAAAAGATGCTCCAATCACCTTACCTAGATTGAAGAATGAAACCAAAGTTTAAAGAATGTGATGCCTGTGGTAAACAGAGTATCATATGGAAGAACCATGAGGGATTTAAATACTGTAAATATTGTTGGAGTTGCCAAAAAGCCATTAATAGTGACAGTTCACAGAAACCAAATGATTACAAAATCCCTCAGGTTTCTTCTAAGAGGAAAAAGCAAGATGCAGAGTATCTCAAGTTGAGAGAAAGGTTTCTTACTGAGAATCCAATATGTCAAATCTCTGTGGCCGGCTGTGGTAATGGTGCAACTGATGTTCACCACACCTATGCCGGATCCAACAGGGAGGCATTTTATTTGGTTCAATCCACTTGGAAAGCAACATGCAGAAATTGCCATGACTGGGTCCACAGCCACCCGTCAGAAGCTAGAATACTAGGCTGGTTAAAATGATTTATTTACTGATTTAAAAATTATGATTATGAACATGATTGGAAAAGAACTTAAAGTTAAGCACACAAGCACTTATGCAAAATTCTCTATTCTACCTATGAACAGGGGTATTGACAGTAAGCATGTGCAAAAGATGATTACTAGTATCCGTAAAATGGGTGTTATTAGATGTGTTATTGCATGTACTACAAACATTATTGAAGGAGAAGAGAAAACTTACATTATTGATGGTCAGCATTTAGCTACTGCATTAGAGAGAGAAGGTCAACCAATTCCTTACATTGAGATTACTGTTAACTCTGAAGAGGACTTAATTGAGAAGATGGCATATCTTAATAACTCATCTAAGTCTTGGGACTTGATGAACTATATCAATGCCTGGAAAATGATCCGTCCAGATTATATGAAGTTGTTCAAGTGGAAGAACATGTATGACATTGAGATTTCTATGTTAGCATGTATTGCTACTAACATGCCTTCAATTAGATTTGGTACACAACCTATTAAGAATGGTACATTTCAGATTAGCAATCCAAAAGCAGAAGATATGTGTAAAGCATTCAATGATATCTTCTTAAAAATTGGTATGGCTGATAGAGGTGTTAAGTTTCAGTTCTTGAATGCATTTATGCAGGCTTATAATCCAACTTACAGTCACTCTAAGGTTATGGCTGCTATTGATAAGCACATGAAGACTGTTAAACTCATGTCCAGTGGAGATGAAACTGGTGCATATATTAGAAAACAAATATTTAAACTTCCAAAGTAATGACAAGAGAAGAGATTCAAGAAGAAGCATTAAAAGCAACAGAAGGGAGGCGGAAATGTTCCGTAGTATTAGGCACAGGGGTCGGTAAGACCCTTGTTGGCCTATTACACATTGAGAAGAACACTAGTGAGCTACATAATGTACTAGTAGTAGCTCCTAAGAAATCTATCTTTCAGTCTTGGTCTGATGATGCTGTGAAGTTTGGTAAACAAGATTTGTTAAAGAGAATTACTTTCTCTACATACATTGGTCTACCTAAGCGTGATCCAAATGAGTATGACTACATCTATCTTGACGAGTGCCATTCACTTCTTGACTCTCATAGAGTTTTCCTTGATGTGTATAAAGGTGGAATCCTGGGTTTAACTGGGACTCCACCTAAGCACAAGAGTTCTGAGAAGGGTATGATGGTATCACAGTTCTGTCCTGTAGTTTATACTTTTAAGGCTGATGATGCAATTGATAATGGTATTATTAATGACTACCAGATCATTGTACATGAGCTTAAATTAGATGAGTGTAAGAACTATCAGGTACAGATGAAGACCAAGTCTTTTGTTACTTCAGAAAAACAGAACTATCAGTACTGGGGTAATAGAATAGATATTGGAGCTGGACCTATTCAGATGCTCAGAGTCATGAGGATGAAGGCTATGATGGAGTATCCAAGTAAAGAAAAGTATACTAAGAAGTTAATGGAGAGCATTAACACCAAGTGTATTGTATTTGCTAATACTCAAGAACAGGCTGACAGACTCTGCAGGTTTAGTTACCATAGTGGTAATTCTAACTCTGAGGAAAATCTAAATGCTTTTAAAGAAGGTAGAATAAATAAGCTATCATGTGTACTGCAGTTAAATGAGGGTATTAATATACCAGAACTGAGACAAGGTATTATCATGCATGCTTATGGTAATGAGAGAAAAGCTAGCCAGAGAATTGGTAGGTTACTCCGTCTAAATCCTGATGAGAAAGCTATTGTACATATACTATGCTATAAGAACACAGTAGATGAAAAGTGGGTAAAAGATGCACTAGAGTCCTTTGATCAGAGCAAGATAGTATGGAGAGAATATGATGTAAAATCTTAACTTAGTATAATGGAACTACCTGAGGATCATAAGTTAATATTATTTAATGATGATGAGCATAGCTTTGCATATGTTATGGCTTGTCTCATAAAGTTCTGTGGTCATGAGCCACAACAAGCTGAACAATGTGCTTTAGTAGCTGATCTAGCAGGTCAGTGTACCATAAAGCATGGTTGTTGGGCACAGATTTCTACAATGTTAGAGTTTCTACAGAGTGTAGGTCTAAATGTCAAAATGGAACCATATGAAAGTGATATGCATTGATAGCAGTAACAAGCCTGCTAAGATTCCTATTGAACAATGGATTAAACAAGGTGAGACCTATACTATTATCAAAGTAGTGAAAATGGGGTTACAGGACGGCAGATATGGTGTACTACTAAAAGAGGTACAGATGTCTGCTGACTGTTTTCCATATGAGTACTATGATGCTGATAGGTTTGTGCCTCTGGATGAAAGAGTTGCTAACATGGAAGAAGAAGCTATTAAAGAAGCTGACTTAGAATTAATTTAATTATGGAAGATTATACAAAGGAGGAAGTTCTAAAAGAACTTAGTTCTTTAGACCAAAAGACCCGTAAGAGAAATGTTGTTGACCAAAGAAGCTATTTAATTGGTATTCTACACCAAAAATTTGGTCTATCAGAACATGCAATTGCAAAATTAACAGGACTTAAAAGAGAAAAAGTAAACTACAATAGAAGGTTACCGGTTCAATTTAAAGATGATGCTGCATATAAAGAGAATGTATATGTATATGCTCAATTGTTTCCTTTTGATTTTAGTAAAAGTTATACTATTAAATCACAAAGACAGAGAACAATACAAATAACTGTTGATGATAAACTATTTAAAAAGTTAACTCTAGTTAGAGACTTATTTGGGCACAAAGATGTTAGAACTACAGTTGCACATTTACTTGAAAAATCTATGAAATTATGGGCAGAATGAAAGAAATATACATGCGTGTCATGCATGAGAATGATGGTCGGGTTCCAGAAGAGATGACCATTGCAGATATGGCTCGTATGAAAGAATTAGAAATCTACAATTGGGAAGAGTATGAAAGAGAACAAGAGAAACTTAGACTATTCAGAGTTAAACAAGAGAATCCAAGAGAGATTACAAAGGCAGCTCAAGTTAGGGAATTCTGGGAAGAAGAACTCAAGAAGGGTCAAAACAGAAGGACTCCAAAGGATGAATAATGAAGAGGGGGATTAGCCACTTTATTAAATACACATTGGTATGGATAAGCCAGAACTTGTCCATACCCTTTTGGATGGTAGGTCATGTACACTTAAGTGTAAATGTCTATCAGGACATACATGAAATACTTATGTCCTTTGGTATGAATGTAATTGTAGCAGTAGGATTTATTATTGATTATAAACAAACAAGAGATGAAAAATAAAGCAGGAGTAGTTTTAATAACATTACTACCAATTATATTATGGGGATTAGCCCTTTTTGGAGAAATCAGATGTATATACAAGATGTGTACATGTAATTGGGAACCTATTGGTAAAGCTGAGATAGTTTATACTGTAGGTACATTTACAGGTGCGGGTGTTGTGATTGGGTATCTTAGTATTGAAGATAAATAGCAGTCAATGAAAAACATACTAAATAGAGTATCAGAAGCCATAGGTAGTTGGTTCAAGAGAAGATGGGATGACTACAATGAGGACTTTAAAAAATACGGAGGAATTTAAAACTAAACAACAAGAACAATGAAAACAGCAGTAGAATGGTGGAAACTATTAATTGTATTTGTATCAGCAATAGTTTTAGAAGCCAACTCAATTGCAGGCTTAAGATTTCTAATGGATGAAAATTGGGTTGGTATGGTAATGATGGTAGCTATTAACCCATTCCTTTGCCTACCAATGAACCACTACACCATTGAAGTGAAAAGCTTTAAACAAAGAGCTTTGATTGCCTTGGCATTCAGTTTAGGTTTTGCAGTGGGTGTAATGACAATAAGACCATTTTTTATTTAAACATGAAACTATGAAACTAAATCAAGAAGACCGTAGAGAAGAAGTGGGTGGTATTACAACTGCTTTATTGCTCATAGCTGTTACTATATTTGCTATTGGAGCTGTATTACAAGTAATTTTTAACTTATTTTAAGATGGAAGATTATCCAAAATGGGTAAACAATCTTGTTTACTTTTTAGCCGGAATTGGCTTTGGTCATATTTTATTTAACTTTATCCTGTAATTATGCCTGATATGTCAATGTGTAAGGGGAATAAATGTCCTCTAAGAGAAACTTGTTATAGATACAAAGCTGTAGCAAATGTTCCTGCACAATCATATATTGACTCACCATACAATGTTGGGGAAGATAAGTGTGATTTCTATTGGCCAACTAAAATATTGCAAGATGGGAAAGATAATACTAGAATTTGACTCTTCTGAGGAAAAAGATGATGCTAGAACAGCACTAGATGCCTATAAATGGAGAGGTGTTGCTTGGGATCTTGATCAGGAACTTAGAAAGGTTGTTAAGTATGGACGTATTGATAACAGAGAAGCTACTACAGAAGAAGTTGAAGCTGCTGAAAAAATGAGAGAAGAATTAAGAAGGATCTTAGAAGATTATAACCTAAACCTAGAATGATGAGTGTAAATAAGAAAGACTACAAGATTGTAGAAGTAACACATGGTTTTCAGACCAAGTATGCTGTAAAGAAAAAGGTTTTCTGGATTTTCTGGAAAACAGTAAAGAACAATGCAGGATTTGATATAGAGTATGATACTAAGAGAGCAGCTCAGTCATATATCAATTTCCTAAAGTGATTAATTCTACAGAAATGTTAGGAAAAGTGCAGCGGATTAAGAAATTATGAGTGTTGTAGAAGAAGTCACTAGAAAAAGTATGATTATTAGACCAAGTGGAAGGAGCACTGATTACATTGCTCCTTCTTTTGGTCATGGCTGTTTGTATAACTGTACTTACTGTTATATGAAGAGACATAAGCCGGAAGGATTAACTGTAGCTAAGAATACTATGGATATCCTGACAGAAATCAATTCCCATGCATTTTTTGCAGATGTAGAGAAACCAAATCAGACTGGAGATTATATTACATATGATATCAGTTGTAATGAGGACTTTGCTCTACATGCTAAGTATCATGATTGGAGAACAATCTTTAAGTTCTTTAGAGATCATCCACTTGCTATGGGTTCATTTGCTACTAAGTATGTGAATAGAGATCTACTTGCACTTAATCCTGAGGGTAAAGTTAGAATTAGATTTAGTCTAATGCCAGTTGATTTGCAGAGGGTTCTTGAACCTCATACAAGTAGTATTATTGAAAGACTCATGGCTATACCAATGTTTTTAAATGCTGGTTATGATGTGCACCTAAACTTTAGTCCTGTTATTGTACATGATAATTGGTTACAGCATTATATGAGCTTGTTTAACACTGTAGACAGAATAGCCAAAACACACGACTGGGCTGATGATAGAGTTAAAGCTGAGGTAATCTTTTTAACTCATAATGAAGAGAAGCATAGATACAATGTGGAACACAAGTTGCCAGGTGAAGAGTTTCTTTGGACACCTAAAATACAAGAAGGTAAGATATCTCAGTATGGTGGTAGAAATGTAAGATATGAGCATAATAGAAAGGCAGACTACATAAAACAGTTTATTCAAATACATGATGGTATAATACCTTGGAATACCATCAGATACATCTTTTAAAATGGAAAAGAAAATAATGGATGAAATGCTGGCATTGTCAGCAGATATTGCAAAAGAGCATTATGAATTGACAGATAATGTAGATAGAAACTTAAACTACCTGTGGTATATGTACCATAAGGGTAGTAAAGTTGGGACATTCCGTCCTTTTGTATATATGGCAGAGTTACAACTGCTAAAGAGAATGGGCTACATTAATGATGCTGAAATAAAGAACATGATTGCAATGTTAGAATCTTCAGATGAAGAGAACCTGCATATGGTTACTCTATCAATTAAGAGCTTTAGAGATCTAAGAATTCTAGAACATGGTGAATACAGTAAAGTAAATCAAGTCTATTGGAAGATTGCCAAAGACTATCCGCATGAAATACTTAACCATGAAGTATTTATGCAAACAATGGCAGCTAAGTAATGGCAAATGTAGTAGTAGAACACATAGTAAAGGAAATAAGATTAGATAACAAGGACATAGAAATTATGAGTCCAAAAATTATAGCCGGCTATGTGATGTATAAGTACAAGTGCAGTCCTTATCTAGCCAAACAAATTGCTAAAAAATTAACAGATGTTCACAGTAAAACTAGTTAAGCGTGATGGTAAGTTAGTTTACCCTGATGACAAATCAAAATTGAACTATCAGATTTTCTTAGATAAACTATCTGATGGACAACAGGTTGAGGTGTTTATGGGACTTACATCAGATGATGGTTCTGTAGCACAATTAGCTAAAGTCCATGCTTGTATACGTGAGTTAGCCAAAGAATCCGGCTACACATTTGATGAAATGAAAACTATTATAAAGCAGCACTCTGGTCTATGTTATGACGCAGATGGTGCGGAATACTGTAAGTCTTTTGCAGACTGTAGTAAAATGGAATTGGTACTAGCTATT